CCCAAGCTAGTAAAAAGCACACCATCTACCATCCACGCTACTGGTTCATTGTTCATTTCTCTTGTGCCTTTTCTTCAGCAATAAAACTAACTGGCAGTTCGGTTGGTGGATTTAATACAAAATGCGGAACTGCATAAGGGTTATACAAGTCTTCTTGCGGTCTGGTTAATTCTCTAATTTCATTCAATACATCTTCATTTATTGTGCAAGTCCAAACATGGTCTGTTTTATAAAACCGCAAACTAAATTTTCCTATTGGAATTTCTTTGAACGCTATTATCATTTCTCTTGTGCCTTTCTCATTTAACACCCCATATCAAATAAGCATTGATAATTCCAATAAAATACATAGCAATAGCCAATAACAATCCTTTGTCTTTGCAATCTAACTTATTCATTTCTCTTGTGCCTTTCTTAGTATTTCTAACACTTCACCACAACACACTTTCACTGCGTTATAGGCTTCTGGCATATTTTCATCAGCACACCAATACGCTATCCCCATAATCGCTATACGCACTTGCTCTATTTCCTCATCTGTTAGTGTCTTTGCTGGATGGGTGTAGAGTGGAATAATTGGTTCTTCACCTTTTTCTTTAATAATATTTGCAAGATTTTCATCTTTAGTAATTAAATATCCATTTTCTGTCATCCACGCTACTGGTTCATTGTTCATACTTTGTATGCCTCCAGTTTATGAGCTAGCACAGCCATGCGCTTTGCACTATTGGTGTATACATCTACCATATAACCAGTATTGCCCATTTTGATTTCATTATCGGCATATTGTAGACATTGAAGTGCATCACAATAATGAACCACCAATGCTTCTGGTGTATCATTATGGTACATATCACAGAATTCACGTACCTGTTCTGGAAAGTTTTCTACTATCTGTGCTTCTGCATCTTTAAGTGCATCGGCAACATGTGGGTAATTCTTTTTGACGAGATGGTTAACATCTGATATTTCCATCTCTGCTAAATCATGGCATAAAGCAATCTTTAATGCTATATCAACATCAAATTCATATTCTTTAGACATCATTAAAACACCAAGAGCTACAAAGAAACTATGAGTAGCTACGGATTCTGGATGAACTACAGGTTTCATAGAGTATCGTTTTGTGTGCTCTAATGAATAACTTCTCATAAAGAAGTCTAGGTCTTTTTCATTCATAGTCAATAGCCTCTTTAGACCAATCCTTACGAGTAAAGCGCTGAGTTTCCAACACATCTTCTAATGCATCACGAAGCTGAGTATATGAAGTGCATACTGATCCAGATGCAGCTAACATAATATTGAATTTTTGACCTTTTTGTGCCGTTGTCCAAAGATAGATAATCGGAATATTCTTTGCACTACAATAGCCTGCTTCAAAGATTGTGCCTGTGTCTTTGTCATCAGTAATACAGACCAATAAAGTCGTTTTATCCAATGCAGCCATGTTAGATGCAAAGACTTCTTCAGGGGTTGTAATACCAGGCATAAACAAACTTTCATCTTTAGGGCTGAAAAAAGGAATTTGTTTATCTTCTAGAATCTCTTTAACAAACTCTAAACGTCTGATTTGAGTTTCATTAAAAAACGGGGCTGCTATATACACATATAAGTTATCCAGCATTGTTTTCTCCAAGTTGTTTTGCTATATTGATTAAAAGATCTTGTGCATCTTTTGGGTTATACATCACAACATCGCCATGCTGACTGATATAGTGAAGTTGGCCTGTTTCTTTGGCTTTGTATAGTTCTCGTTGTTGCCATTTTGCATTGGCTTCCATCCATTTTTGTGCATCTTTATCTGCTTGATTCATGATTTATCCTTTTTAGTTAACAACAAATCATTGTACCATGTGTTTACTTATAAGTAAACACTTATTTTTCTTTTGCATATGCTTTAACTGCATTCATAAGACTTTGTTGCGTCTTATCTTTACCTTCAATTGCTTTAATAATAGCTTCATCAATAGTTTTTCTACCAATAATCTGGTGAATGATAATGTTATTTCTTTGTCCTTGACGGTAGAGTCGTCTTACAAACTGCTCATAGATTTCTAAGGACCAAGTATTACTAAACCAGATCACAGCATGACCAGCTCCTTGTAAGTTTAAGCCATGCCCTGCAGATTGTGGATGGGCAAGAAGCACAGGAGTTTTACCTTCATTCCATACATTAATAATCTTAGTTAGCTTATCACCTGAAACTCCTGATCCAATCACTGGCGCCGATGGAAATGCTTTCTTAAGTCTGTCTAAATCATGCTTAAAATGGTAGCCAATCAAGCATGGCTGCCCTGATAATTCTTCTACTATATCAATCACCGCTTCCAGTTTGGCATCGTGTATATGCTGTACTTCGCGCTCTGATCCGTCTAAATAGACTGCCCCATTAGAAATTTGCTGGCATTTACCAATAGCAACTGCTGCTGTAGATGCAGTAACTTGGCCACTTTCTATATCAAGTAATAGCTTGTCTTCAAGCTCTTTATACTTCTTAAATGCTTCAGGCGGAAGATCCACATATACTTTATTGGTGATTAGCTCAGGTAGTTCTAGATAGTCTTCAGCCGACATTCTTAATACTTTATCAGCCAATGCTTCATAAATTCGTTCTTCGGCACCTGTTTGTAAAGCCCATGTATAACCGCCATACCCACTAGGATAGAAGTAGTTTGCTCTAAAGTGTGTTACATATTTACCAAACGTGGCTCCACGGTCAATTACAAGCTGTGGCCCAAATATATCCATTAATCCATTAGATGCTGGAGATCCTGTTAATCCAATTCGTCTAGGAAAGTGATCTAATAAAGGGCTTAAAGACTTAAATCTTTGTGTACGAGTATTTTTTAAATAGCTTATTTCGTCCACAATAAGCATGTCATAAGGTAGTTTAACTCCTAACCTTCTAAAGGTATTGGATAACCATGCCAGACCATCAAAGTTAACCACATGAATGGTTGCCTTATCATGGATTTTCTTGTCTTTCTGAGGGCCATGAAGCACACTGCAAGTAATGTCTTTAAAGTTATCCCATTTTTGTATTTCATCAGGCCAAACTGCATAGCAAGGTCGTAAAGGCGCTATAACTAAGACTTTCTTTACTGCATTGGCTTCAATTAATAACTTGATTGTTTCAAGCGTAATTGCGGTTTTTCCTAGCCCTGGGCTTAGCCATAATTGGCCTGAACCATTTTCTAGGAGAAACTTAATTGCTTTTGTTTGGTACTCGTGTGGCTTCCAAAGCATTGGTAATTTCCTCTTTTGTTCTTAATACGAGTACGCAATGATGATGTAATCGTAATAACATATGTATATGTTCTTGTCTAGCTGATAACTTTCCTGTTAGTGTTTTTAGCTCAATCCATAGCACTTTATTAAACGGCAAAACAACAAGACGGTCAGGGTATCCTGTACTGAACTTTAAATGCAGCTTAATTGATGTAGTCTTTAAGCGTTTGCATTCTGCTGAAAAATGTCTTTCCAGATCTCGTTCAAGTACTTTAGTTACCATTTACATGGGCCGCCACTTTTCTTACTAAAATTGCAGTAATTACACAAGAATGATGGATTAGGGGCAAAAATCTTATCTTTTTCCACATTTTCAAGCCGATGTTTTAACTGGACTTGTAAAGTCGGTAAGTCTACTCTTGTAATTAGTTTGTATTCATCGGTTTTAGCAAGGTCAAGAAACTCGATAGCAGTTTTGACATATTCAATATGAGGTTTACATGACATAATTAATGCTGCATATACTGATACTTGATCCGAATAATCACGATGCTTACCTGTTTTAAAGTCAATGATAGTAGCTTCAGGACCATTCTCAATATACAAGTCAATCACACCACGAAACATAGCAGTTGGATCATTGTATAAAACAGGGCTCCATGATTTATCGACTGCAATAGTCATTTCAGATGCAGCTTTTAGCTTTAGCCAATTAGATAGTTTATCATCTAAATAAGCAATATCCTCTGATAAGATAGGCAATCCGCCTTTAAGAATGGCTTCAATCTCTTCATGAATCATTTTGCCTCGATTGGCAGCTTCACCTGATTTATCCTGAAGCTTATCAATACGGACAAATTTATATTTACGAGCACATTGCTCATGCATTTTAACTGCGGAGTATGAATGGATCATTGTCTTTGACTTGGAATTCGGTTGCGGATTCTTTCGGCTAATTCACTAAAGTGCTCTTTATATGGCATGTCTGTATGATTTTCGCCTTCATCATCAACTAATTTGGCGCATGCTTCACGTTCCATTGCAACTGCCATTTTAGATGCTTCAATTGCCATAGACATAATTTCAGCTTTAGCCATAACCAAGGCATCATCAAACTCTTTTTGAGTAAATAAAGTACCGCCTGTTCCTTTAGCAAAGAACTGTTTTTGAAAATCAGATTGCTCAGCCATTGTCAGTTTCCTTAAATGTAGCAATAAAGTCATCTAAAGCTTTATGCAATTGCTTTTGGTTTAATGCGCCCACTGATTTCTTTTCTGTGGTCATAGTGTCATCAAATAACCATTTTTCAAAATGTGTCTCAGCTTTTACATAAAACATAGATCCTTTAAACTTATCGCCCCATTGCACATGAGGAGATGTTTGTTTTAAAGATATTCCTAGCTGATGATTTCCAGCCCATTCTTCTTTTTCAGTCATTGACTTGTGCCAATTATTTAAAATCTGAAGTAAGTGCTTTCTAAACTGTTCTTTAGTAACAAATTCGCCGGGTTGATACATGTTAATAAATAACTGTAATGGATTACTTTCACCTCTTAATAAACCATTTGGTTCAGGCAATATATCTGTATCACGATGAGTAGGCTGTTGTGGAATGCCATAAATCATATCGGTTAATGGCGCATCTTTACCTTCCATCATTTCTTGTACTTCTTGTTCTGTTTTAATAGACATATTGCTCCTTATTTAGTTTCTGCAAAGTTGTTGCCTATTACAGCCTCGGCAATAAAAGGGACATCCATTGGAAATGCATTGACCATACTTAATTCTAGTTTTTTAGACTCTTGCTCTTCATACCCTTTTTGACAAGTAATAACAATTTCATCATGCAAAGATAGTAAAAGCCGTGAATGCGTAGCTACTTTGGCATAATCAATCATAGCTTTCTTTGCCATATCAGCACCAGATCCTTGAATTAATGTATTAAGAGATTTAAATCCGAATTCCATTAATTTACCATGGATTATCTTTGGCGGTTCGCCTTTTATTAGACGTCCGCCAACTGTCTTAAATGGTATCTTTGCTCTGTATCTAGCTATAAGATCTTCATTAATTTTAGGCAGACCTGTAGCAACCTCTGTTTTGTAAAGATCCACGAGTTCTTTAGCTTCTTCATACGGAATTCTTAGCATCTCAGATAGCTTTTTAGGGCCTGCACCATACAAAATACCGAATGATAGAGTCTTTACATAATCACGAGGAATGTCTCTACCCACTTTTTCACTCATTAAGTTTTTACTGAATGTATGTAGATCAGCTTTAGGGTCTTTAAGGTATTGCTGCTTTAGTTTTCCATCCTCAAAGTAGGCAAACAATCTAAGCTCCTGCGCATTGTAGTCACAGGCAATCATGGAATGGCCTTCATCGGGCAGAATGTACTCACGAACCTTAGGTATAATAAGATCACGAATCTCGGAGGGTAGAGGAGTCTTTGGGCCTCGTGTAGGCATTGTCTGTAGAGTCGGCTTTGATGATAGTCGGCCTGTTCTAGTACCTCCTGCTTCACCTCTCACCGTGTTCCACTCTGTATAAATCCGACCTGTAGAAGCAGACTGCTCTAACCATGGCTCGATGTATGTGCCTGTCAATTTGACCAACACATCT